AATATGTGAACGAATAGAACGTGCAAGGGAATTGTTTGATGAAATGTTTGAACAAATTTAAAGCGACATGAACGATTATTTAATTCATTATGTGGTATTTAAGCATGATAAATCATTAAAGCCATTAGAAACGCTTAAAATGACAATTAAGGCATATTGTAAAGCAAATGCAAAAGAAAAATTTCCGTATTGGAACGGATTAATCAAAAAAATCGAAAGATTATGAAAGAAAATAGATTTATTCTTGATTGTTTAAAAGAACTGAGTTTTGATAAATTTTTAGGCAAAAGAAATATCTTTGTAAGATACAATTCGGGTTGGGATTACACAACGAAAATTACTCTTTTTGAAAACAAGTTTGGGCATTACGTTAGATTTAATTTAGAAAGTACTTACAATGGTTCAGTTAAAATAGAAGGCGGTGCTATTCCTCACAATAAAAGTGGTATAAGGGCGATGTTTGGTATTGCTCGATTACCGTTAGCTTTTGAGTCTTTAAAGGGTAAAGGATGGGGAGAAAGATAAAACAAATGTTGATATAAAAACAAGTAAACAATTAATAAATAAATAAATATGAACGTACAAGGTACAATTTACAAAGTGGGCGAAGTCCAAAAAATTAGTGAAAAATTTCAGAAACGCGAAGTCGTAATTCGCACCGGTGGTGATTATCCACAATTAATCGGTTGTCAATTGACACAAGATAAATGCATTTTGATTGATGCATCAAATGTTGGTGATGAAATCGATGCGTCAATAAATATTCGTGGTCGTGAATGGACAAATCCAAAGGATAATTCCGTTAAGTATTTTAACACCATTGAAATTTGGAAAGTAGAAACAATTAAAGTTGAACAAAACGCACCGGAACAACCTACAAAAGTAAGTGAACCGAATGATGATATGCCGTTTTAATGAAATTACTCTTATCAAGTATTAATAAAGAATTGCGTAAAGCAATCAATGACCATTTGAAAAACACCGGTAAATCCTTGAATCAATTTTGCAAGGATGCCGGTGTTCAACAAAATCAAATGTGGATGTTCCTGAATCGTATTGATCCGGAACGTGGTTTGCATTCAAAAACAATTCAGAAAATCGGAAAATATTTTGAAAGTAAGGTTTGAAAGCAAAAAAGACATTGAAAATGAATTAAAAGTCATGAATCGTATTTGTCCTGATGGACAATTCAAAAAATTAGGTGAACATGATTTGGATTTTTTAGTTTACGATTTTAAAAATCATAAAAAAATTGGATTGTGTTACATTGAAATAAAATGTTATAACGGAAATCATGATGATTATCCGACAACAATGGTTTCATGCATAAAGCACCGGAAAATGATGGAAAAAGCATTGCCAACATTCTTGTTCATTCAATGGAATGATAAATTGGTTTTTATTAGTCGTAACAACATAACCGGTGAAAAACGTGTTGGTGGTCGTAAAGTTCGCGAGGGTTCAACCAATGACCAAGAAATGATGATTTTTGTGCCAAATGAAAAATTCAAAATTTATGAATAACTTTGTTAAATGGTTGTTCAATATCGAAATGGTTATCCGATTAGACTATCAATTGAAAAGTTGTTGGATGACTGCGGTGTTGATGCCGGAACAATACAATTTTGTGCGGATTATACAATAAAACGTGCCGGAATACTATGGAAAGCACATTCACTTGATGATAAATTAAATGAATTTTGTAATTTAGCGGAAAATAATGGAATCAAAATTGCACGAACAAAGTTTTTTGGACAAATTCATTCAATATGGTTTGAAAAGCAAAAGGATGAAAACAATGACTGATGGATATCCTTTTATAAATGATGAAACGTGTGAATTTTTGGTCGATTTGTATTTGATTAAGGACACAAAAGTTGAAATGCGTGTGTCACCTTTTATGTTGCCGGTCGGATCACGATTCGAACACCAATCAGGAACATATCAAGTGATGGAAATAATGACAAGGCATGGCGGAATTCAATTAATGTGCGAATGCGTAATAAATGAAACAACATTGTTCAACATGGTTAACAACATGAGAAACAATAATAATTAAATAGGGGGCATGGTTTTCGATAATTGTTTGACGATAATATCTAAAATTTCCATTTTTTCCATGTCCCTTTCTTTAAAATAATGAAATGAAAAATTCCGCTCTAAAGCAAGATAAAATTAAACGTACCGGAATACATTCGAAAACGAAAACAAGCCGTTTAAAAGCATCTAAAAACTACAAAAAGAGGTATAAAGGACAAGGTAAAAAGTAAAACACTATGAATAACAAAGTAAAACAAGTATTAAGAGCAATCGCCGGATTTATATTGTTACCAATATTCATTGCAATATTCATGTGTGACCGGTTCATCCTGATATTCCTTTTTTGGATGGAATCAAAACGATTACGCATTTGGTTGGACAATACACAAATGTTCATGTATTCAATTTTAAGAGTTATCACCGCATTCACATTGTATTCTATTTACAAACTGATTAAAATGTGGTTATTCTAAAAATCATTAACTTTGTTCTATTATGAACAAAAAAGAACACACTAAAAAAGCAATAAAGGAATCATTGATTCAGGCAATGCAAAAATCAATGGGTGTTGTGACTGAAGCGTGTAAAATTGCAAATGTTGGTCGGACAACCTTTTATTCATATTATAATACAGATCCGGTATTTCAAAAGGCGTGTGATGAATGCGAACATATTGCATTGGATTTTGCCGAATCACAACTATATAAGCAAATCAAAGATGGTTCAACAACCGCGACAATCTTTTATCTAAAGACCAAAGGAAAACAACGTGGATATGTTGAACGTCAACAAATAGATATCAACAAAGGACAACCGGATTTAAGTCACCTATCATCCGATGACCTGATTGCCTTATTGAATGAGTAATGAACTAATTGATGCCGGAAAAGAATTGGTTCGCATTGAATTAGCGAAACGATATTTTTGGCGGTTTTGTTTGTTTTATGACAATGAATTCTTTTCAGAACGTATGTTTTTTAAGGACATCGCACAATCATTTCAGGACATAGAGGAGGGCAATATAAAATCGTTATCGGTATCATTACCGCCACGTGCCGGAAAAAGCTATTTAACGTCATTGTTTTGTGCGTGGACATTAGGACGCAATCCGGATCAATCGGTTATGCGTAACACTTGCACCGCAACATTGTATTTGAAATTCTCATATGACGTTCGTGCCATACTTAAATCGGATAAATTTATGCGTGTCTTTCAGGATGTTCGATTGAGTGATGACAAAGCAAATTTGCAAGGATGGAACACCAACAAATCAAAACAAGTTGGTTACTTTGGAGCGGGAGTTGGTGGAACTATTATCGGATTTGGAGCGACAAAGGTGGGAATCACAGATGACTTGTATCGAGGCATTGAAGATGCATTGAGTGACACCATAAATGACCGCATTCACCAATGGAAACAATCAACACATGATTCACGTTTTGAATCGGGATGTTCACGAATAGACATTGGAACACGTTGGTCATTGAATGATGTCATTGGTCGCAATTACGAACAAGGCATTTATGACCGGTCAATTAGCATTCCGGCATTAACTGATAAAGGCGAATCATTTTGTGATGCGGTAATGACAACACAAGAATTCATTGACAAGCGTAAACACACCGCAAAGGAAATATGGATGGCGGAATATATGCAAGAACCGGTTGATGTAAAAGGTCGCTTATTTAACGAACTGACATTCATTGATCCCGATGAATTTAAACAACTTACAAAGCAACATGAAATCGTTGGTTGCGTTGGTTACATTGATGTTGCGGATATGGGTGCAGATTACACCGCAATGAGCATTGTGGCGATTGTAAACAATCAATTTTACGTGGTCGATTATCTAATGAACAAAGCCAATACCGATGTCACAATTCCAATGTGTGCGTCTAAATTAAACGAATGGAATGTTTCATATTGTCGTGTTGAATCAAATTCAATGGGTGCAATGTTTGGTCGGCATCTACAAAAGGAAACAAGCACAAAGATATTGCAAGTGCATAACACAACGAACAAACAAACGCGGATCATTATGCAATCCGCATTCGTACAAAACAAATTTAAGTTCGTTAAACGCACCGATGAATCGTGTGAATTGTTTATTAACAATGTAATGAGTTATTCAAAAGAGGGTAAAAACAAAAATGATGATGCACCTGATTGTATTGCCGGTTTATCATTATTCACACAATCGATGTTTCGAAATCTTGTTTAATTTCTAATCAAATTAAATGTTTAAAATTTAATCACTAACTTTGTAACACAATGAAAAGATAATGCAACAAAATTTTTGGGAAAAGTTTTTCGGAATTCGGATCAATCAAGATAACCGATACATTAATGATTGGTCACGAATGTTTCAAATGCAATCACAAATTTGGGGAAAAAAGGATG